CAAACACTTTACTTCCATCTATCGTTTCAACATCAGACTTCAGTCGAATATCCGAACCTTGGCTTACGGTTCCCGAAATAGTGATGTTACCGTTTGCGAAGTAGTTCCCATTGGTGTCAATGGTTGCGCCGGTAGAACCATAACCACCATTAAACTTGATTCCATTGCCAGCCGCTTCTATGTCTAAACTGTCGCCTGTTTTCGGAACAGTAATACCGTGATTAGGACTTCCGACATCTCCAGCGCCAGAGCCTAGATCATCCACTCCATTGTAGAAATATATTCCACCTAAAGGCTGTATAGAGTTTGGATCAGTTGTCTCGCCTCGACCGGCTATGAATATACCGCCGTATCTGTTGCTGGTCGCGTTTTCTTCGTTGACAGCTATCGTCAGGCTTCCACCATCAATCAGCGTATTGTTGAACAGTCCAGTGAAATAAGTCTGCGGATTACCTTTTGCAACCGATGAAAGACCGTGATCTGAATCGGTATACGTCAAAGCATTATTAATAGACAGCCTTCTAGGGTTGGTTAGCGCAGGGCTACCCGTTGAAGGATATGGGCTATACGTCCCGTCCGTGACTGCTACAACCACCCTGATGAAATACTCGCCCTTGGGGAATCCGTACACAGTGACTTGTTCAGTCATGTAGTAGTCTTCATCTGTAATCCCATAGGCATAGTCAGAATGACCCAATCCAGTGAAATCTGCTGCTGCTTGCGATGCTGTCGCTAGATCTGCGCGATAGTTACCGCTTCCTAAGTCAGTGACTTTTACGTAGTAGTTACTATTCAACTGACCAGAGGTGAACTTTTTGCTAGATAGTCCCGCTGAACCAAAGTTGACCCAAGTTCCTGGAGACCCCCCACTATTAGGCGCATATTGAATCTGCAATGACAGTTGCGACATGATTGCGTTCTGTGCATTTGTCTCGCCCGATATAGTCCCTGAAGTCAAAGGGCCAGCATAGAATGAAGCGTACAACGTAAGATTCTGATCAAAGTCATTCGCAAAGAAAACATAGTCAGTGTTACTCGTCAGATCTAAAACCGAACTCCTGACGGCAACAGGAACCTTAGAATTAGAGTTATAAGTTGGCTCGCCGCCAGTCGCAAAACTAACCGCATTTGCGGCTACGTTTAACTTGTCGCCATCCCATGTTAAAGACTTACCCGTCGACGAATCACCTATGCTTAACTTATAAGCGTCGGTGTCATAGCCTAGGAAGAATCCTAAACCATCATTAAACTCGTCCATTGTGCCGCCGTAGAAATTACCAGCCGTACCAACACTAACCGCACCAGTAAATGATCCGCTAGTCGCAGTTATAGCACCACTTATAGTCGCGCTAGTAGCTGTCAAAGCCCCTGCTGGGGTTACTCTAAACGGCGCATTGGCAAAGGTATTATTACCCAATGAAATACCGTCAGCAGTTGATAGTGAAACCCTAGTGGCCCCATCCCCCGCAGTCAGGCTTGTTGCACCTAGCGTGAATCCACCAATAGTGCCTGATGTAGAAGTGATGTTGCCTCTAAACGTCCCATCTCCAGCTTCAAACGTGCCATCTGTGGTTAGTTTCCAACCGGCAGAGCCTTGAACATAATCAGTCGATTGAAGAGTATCTGCTATCTTGTCAAGAGTTACCGCATTGTCTGCGACTTGGGTAGTATCAACGCCGCCATCTGCGATCACTAGATTAACGTCACTGCCTACGGTTTCCGTGGTAAACATCGTTCCATTTAAGGACAGACGGTCTGCCTTTATCGTTCCGCTGACAACTAATCCACCGTCAATCTGTACGTCCGTCCCCATGACAATCTTGGAAGCTGTAACCGTAAAAGGTTGAAGTGGTGTGTCAGCAGTTGATGCTGGATCTACTATAGAAAACTGATCAGCTATGACTGCAAATTCAGAAAACGGTGTTGATCCTGAAGTCGTTGACAGCAAACCAAACCCAGTGATCCGGTTATTGTTATCTATCTTGACGGTATAGTTAGCCTCCACCCCGTCGATAGATTCGGCCTGAGTAGTGATACTTGACGTATTTTCACCAACGGTTGTCGTTAGTGTCGTCAGATCTTGAGCCGTTGAAGTAACAACCCCATCAATCACGCTGACTTCTGTCGTCAGGTTTGACAATGCCCCAGCCGTAGCGACCACGCCATTCGTCGGATCGTTTACAGTAGATTCCAATGCTGTAAGCTGGATGGCTTGGGTTTGAATGTTATCTTCGTTGACGTAAGTCTGAACCGTCAGTGAATCAATCGCGCTGGATGATCCTGATACAACGTCTGACAAATCTTGAAGCTGGACTGTGCCAGAAGTCTCTAAATCAATTAGGTCATCGTTTTCGTCTTCGACTTCAGTCCTGAAATGAAGGTCTTCTGTGTATGTCGCGTCTAACGTGGTAACAGCCGATGAGTTGGTTGTGATAGCACCTTCAGCCGTTGAAACCCGTGTCGTCAGTGCTGAAAGACCCGAAGCGTTCGCAGCGACCCCAGTGGAGCTATCGTCGACAGTTGATTCTAGCGCAGTGATGTCCGCTGACTGAGTTGTGATTGATCCTTCTGCCGCTGTTACTCGTGTCGTCAACGCATTCAAAGCCGTCGATGATGCCTTTGTCGCAATATCTGTTTCGGCTTGATCAAGGTCCGAGGTCAGTGTCGTTATGTTGTTGGAATTAACGGTGGTTGCGTTTTCGGTGTTTGTTACTCGCGTGGTAAGCGATGAAACCGCTGAGGCGTTCGCGGCAACCCCAGTTGAAGCATTGTTGACCGTAGATTCAAGCGCAGTTGTGGCGCTGTTGAGACTTGTGATTGAATTGCCTTGAGCTACCGTCAACGTATCTAGCGCGGTTATAGCGCTTGAGTTGGCGCTGACGTTGCTGTTTGTGATGGCAAGATTTGACGTTAGGTTAGTAATCGCCACCGAGTTTGTTTCAATATTCGCATCTTTTAGCGATTGCCAAGCCGATCCCGTCCAATAATAAGGATGGTTCTGATCGTCTGAGTCATACCAGCGTGAAAACGTAGGTATAGGATCAGGTATACCGCCTTGACCCGCAACTGGCTGTGATGCTTGAATATAGATATCAGAGACGCCACTGGTCAAATCGACGATAGTATCTTCAAGCGCTGATAGGTTCGACGCAACAGTGCTAATTGAGCTGTTTAGTGTGACGTTGCTATCGCTAACGAAGATCGCCACATCACCAAGATTCTGAATGTCAACGTCAGCGCCAGTCTCTAAATCTAAGACTTCGCCAGACTCGACTTCGACCTGTAGGATTTCTTGCGCCAAGACTGAGTTCTTAACGTCAGCTTGGTTCATCACCGTAGAACCATCGGTATCGTAAAGATTGACGGATATCTGTGCGCCTACGGTTGCGTTATCCGCTGGGGCATTAGTTGAACCAGAAACGTCAGACCAATTAACTCGTCCGACTGTAGCGAATACTGTTGTATTCGGATCAGCATTCGGCTCTAAGTTAGACTGACTAGCCGCATCAGTTCCAACATTCTTAACCGCTCTGACCCAGTAATAGCGCACATCACCGGCACTAACTGAATCTGCTGAATTAGACGCGTCATGAATAAACTGTGTGCCGTCAGTTTCACCGATTTTAACTGCTGAACTAAAGTTACCATTGGGTGAAGCGTAGACGTAGATAGTCCCGTAGTCAGCCGGTCTTGCAGGGTTCACCCAGTTCAATTCGTTGTTCTTTAACCCAGCAGTAACGCTTAACCCAGAAGGGCTTGGAACGCCTCTGAATGCGTCTGTGATGTCGCCTGTAGCGGTAAGCGTGGAATACTGATTAGACGCTGGGTCAGCATAGGAAGTCGAAGAATCTTCTCGAAGCGTAAGATTAACACCGCCTTCATCTGAAAACGTCCAGCCTACGCACATAAAGACTTTGTTAGACCAACTTAATTCATCGACCGATACTTGTACCCGATCCCCTGCAGTTATTCTTAACGCTGATAGATTTGCTGGAAATGAAACGAACTTCTGCTGATCACTTAACTGGATCAACTTGTTGGACAATCTCTGAGCCATATAGCTAGAGTTTGTCATGGGATACTGGACTTCTTTTTCTAAGACTTCGCCGTTGTCCCTAGTGACAGCATCAGCTAACTGAACCTTTGGAAACTCGCTAGACTTATGATTCTGTGCTGGATCAACAAAAAGACCTTTGATCGTATTGAATCGGTCTGATCGTTCAAACGATGTCTTGATTGAAATCGCACCAATCAAATCATCTTCGTTCAGGCTTTCCGTAGGTGCTTCGTAGATCCCAGCGTGGGCAATGTATTTGCCATTGGAGTAAACAAGATTTCCGTTCATTGACGACAAAATCTTGTCTATATTGGTCCGGTGTGAATCAGTCCCGAATAAAACGCCGTTGGCAGTAAATCGCTTTTGCGTACCGCCTGGAATAACAACAGAAACATCACAACCATCGGCAGCAGTGACTATCGCTTCCCAATCAATTTTTGCTACTGCGATGCCCATACCAAAATCAGCATTGATCAGATAATCGGCCAAACATAAGGCTGGGTTAGTTGAATAAGCTATATAACTGGAATTTGTTACGTCTTGCCCATAAGTCCCGTCTGATGCATGTTCCAATCTTGGATCGTAGACTTTTCGACCCTTAACGATAGCCTTGATATCAGTTGGTGCGTACTTTTCCCAGACTTCTGCTGAATCTTCATTCAGTTTCCATTTCATCGCAATGTACGCGATGCCTTTACCCTGATGCGCTGAAGTGTAATCAGCAAACGCATTAACCATCATAGAATCAGCAGCTTGGGTTGCCGTTCCTAGATGCTTGTTGATGATGCAGATAGTCGTGCTGTTTTTTGGACCGAAAGTCCCTGCGGTAACGTTACCACCAGCACTAGAACCGCCATTGATTTGGGAATCTTCTATTAGCTCATTATCAAAGTAGATATCCGTGATATCAGTGACTTCATGACCGGCTAAGGATATAACGTGATAAAGGTCTTCGTTGTCTGTTCCCTTCATACCTATATAGGAAATCGGGCCTGAAACAAGCGTCTCACCATAGATAGTTTTATAGGGTTCAGTGGTTGATCTTACCGTCCGTTGACGGCTTGCATCAGTATCAACCTGGGGCATTTCAACTTCATAAAGTTTTCTGGCAGCGATAGTTCCGCCAACAATGACAGCAGCGCCGATTACAGCAGCAGTCGTTCCCGCTGCGGCTCCTACCGTTACAAATGCACCTACTGCTTTAAGAAATGTGATTACCTGAGCCATACTTTCCACCCTGAAACGATTAATTCTTTAGGCAATCTAGCAAAACCTTTCAAGGTTAAGCACACTGCTTGACTGCCTAATTTTACGCCCAGAAGTTGAGTACCAGATAAATTGACTAAAACAGGACTGCCGTCTTCAAGACTGTCGAAGTCTTCTGTTGATTCGCCTAAAACGCTTGAAACCGTGTCTTTCAAGTCGCCGTTTGACTTGATAATCTGATACGCTTCGTCTTCAGAAGTATAGTAGAAATCAGCCAAATAGTCTTTGCCGGTAAGCTCTTTGACAACAAACCCAGTGAACTGACAACAGTCAGCATCACCATAATCAAAATCTCTACGCTGCCATTTGTTTAAGGCTTGTAGAACTTGCAGTTGCACTATCGCATCACATGTTCAGGGTCATCAGCATCTATATCAGGGGCACCGTCTCTTCCTGGTGTCTTTTTGCCCCAGTCAAATTTAGCGCCTTGAACCTTATGAATATGGCTGAAGAACAGATCGCCTGAGTATCTTTCTTGTTGTGCGGCGTTGGTATACATCAGATTTCTGGACATGTCGAAGCGTGACAGCTCAGACTCTGCGATCAACTGGATAGCGTCGCCGCCGTCAGCACCAAGGCTAACGTTCATCTGATCCATGAATCCAGCCCATATCTGCGTAGGGTCAGCAATCAAGGCATCGTCAGCATCTAAAACACCCATATACACGGTGACCGGACGCATGAAGTAATCTTCTGTCAGTGCTGCGCCTGATATTGTGGTGTCAAGACCTGAAAGCGTTAAAGTAATTGCGTAAGGGCTAACGTCGATACCTTCTTGTACCTGACTGATAGAGCCTAAATCACCAACACCAAGCCAGTCTTGACCGCCCCAAGTGTATGTTCCCAATGAGTTGTGAACGTATACCGTACCCGATGGGAACTCCAACTTTGCAAACGTAACAATTCCAACATGCTGCTGCGCTAATGCCGTTGCTACGTTTGTAGGAAAACCCCTGCTCATGCTAGAACGTCCTCGACTGCTTCAACCGTGAACGATGAAATAATCCCTGCTTGGTTGTCCCAAGACGTAGATCCTGCGAGCATGAAAACGCCTAAGACCGGATATAGAAAATCAACTAGATCATTGTCGTCAGTTGGCTTCCTGATCGGTGGCGCTATCGGTATCGCAACCGCACCTAAACTCGTTGAATCCACATCATCTGTGACCATGTGAAGCTCGTTATTGAACGCTATGTAATCACCAGCACGCAGATAATTGGTTGTATTTAAAGAAGCATTGTCCACGTTTAACGTCGATCCAGTTTGACCAGCACCCGCAACAAATAGATTATTAGCAGTCGCTGAGCCTGTGCCAGATCCCGAGCCCGTCGCAGTAAATACGACCCCGACGGTGTTTGCTGACGCACCGATAGCCGTGAAATCAGTTGTTCCGACCACAGTGATGACGTAAATCGTACCATTCACAAATGCACCCGCATTGACTGTTACCGTCGCTGCTGCGCCTCGTTTAGTATAGGAATGATCAGGCAAGAAGAACCGATGCTCCTGACCGTTTAACTTAGTCAAGAATGCTTGCATCACTGCACGATTATCGCCAGAAAGATTATTGAACTGAAGCGATGCTTTCCAAAGAGAACCTTTTCTAGCGACCGTCTGAACCGAGTTGGTCAACGGGCTTTGAAACGTCCTTGTATTCGTCACTAGCTCAAACGTGCTGGACGATGGCGTTATTGATGGGAAGCTGTAGGTTGTCATACGAAACGCCTTCTGCGCATCAGGTCTTGTATTGTGGACACTGTTTGCTGTGATGTCTGCTGCATTGCTGCTCGGATCTTCATGTCTACGCTCGCATCTGCACCTCTGGCATCTACGTTATTAACGACAGTGATCCCGCCGCCACCCATCTTATTATTGGGAACAATAGAGCCTGACTGATTAGGCACAAACATCTCGGGTCCACGCTCACCAACCATATAGGGTTGACCAGCTTGTACTGGTCCGCCGATAGCTTTACCTGTCAGACCTTTAACAAACGACAAGAAGCCGCCTGTAATCTTGTCAATTACGAATAGCTGGATAGCTTGCATGATTAACTGTGCTGCCATTTTCTTAAAGGCATCACTCACTGATGAAGTACCTTTCACGATACTCATCAAACCATCAGACATACCTTTGAACGTGCTTTTAGTTAGCGTATCAAGGTTATCTTTTAGAGTTGGCAGCTTGTTTAAAAAGTCGTCAAGCGCGTTGCCCATTTTTTGAAAGCCGGTCACTGTCTCGGCTGGCAAGGTTGCTATTCCGTTTTTTAGCTCTGCGACTGTTTCTGCTGCCTGTCTGTTTGCGACTATAAACTTGGTCATCTCAGCAACTAAAGCATCACCTGGATTCATTTCCATCAATCGTGCAATCTCTGCCTTGGTCGCCTCTATAGATGCGGGCATGTTTCCCATTATTTCAGCGCCGCTTTTTGTGACCTCAGATAGGCCAGGAACGAGCTTTGCAATCGCATTATAGAATTTTATGAAACCATCAAGATATGGTATTAACTTGTCGCCGATCATATTGGCAAACTGTAAAACGCCAAGTTTTGCACCCAGAAAAACGATTTGAAGCCCATGCACGATATTGCGCACAAAGCCAAACGCTTTAACTAACGCGCCAGCTACCTTTTGCCCTATGTTCCCAAAAGCTGTGGAGTCCAGCGCAGCTTGCCTTAAACCGTCAGCGACAAACGTAATAATCGGTGCGAACGCTAGTGATAGTTGATTAGTGAGGCCGGTGAATACTGCTTTAAGACGAGTCAGGGCGTCGTTCGCCGCTTCCATCTGCGCTGTATCGGTTCGACTTAACGTTATCCCTAACTGCTCAGCCTCCGAGGTCATCTTCTCTAAGGCTTCAGAACCACCGCCCAAGGTATTAACAAGCGCGACACCCTCCGAGTCAAACAGCTTCATTGCCAAGCGCACTTTATCAGACTGCTTCTCAACGCCAGCCATCGAGTCAGCAACTACACTCATCTGCTGATCGAGTGGGAGCTTAACCAGATCCTCGGCGTTTATGCCTAGCTCTTGCAACGCTCCCTTGGCTTCACCAGTGCCTTGTGCGGCTTCTGCGGCTCTACGTGTGAACCGCTGCATTGCCATATCCATCGTGCCCGTGGATACGCCTGTAAGCTCTGCTGCGTGCCTGAGTCCCGCGAGTGCGGTGGTGGTAACGCCTAGTTTGTCAGCAGTTTTTGCTAACTCATCACCAGCGTTAATTGAGGATTTGATTAAAGCGCCAAAACCCGCCGTACCAACAGCACCGACTAGCGCGTTCTTCATGTTAAAGACAGCGCCCGAGATCTTTTTCAGGCCGTTGGCAACGCCAGAAAAGCCCGCTTTGGTCTTATCAACCGCCTTGATGCTTATTCTTACGTCTTGGTTAGCCATCTTTGTCCTTCAGAATCTTAAAATATGCCATCCACTCGTTTACCTCAGTGAGCGACATTTGCTCTGCGTCTGCTATTGTCATATGTAACCGATCAGCCAAAGATATAAGATTCATCCTTAGCGGATCGGACATCAGTTTTTTTCAGCATCCTCCGCAGACTGTATTTCGGCGAACATTTGCTCAGCAATGCCAGAGATGACTGCTGTCTCTTCTCCCATCAGATCAATCCGATCCTCGGCAGCTTTGAATAGCTTTTCGCCATCCTCACTTGCTGCCTTCATAACAATCAGATCAACCATTGCTGCGATAGTCGTATTCTCCAGAAACTTAGGATGCTTTTTCTGAAGCTCGTTAATGTCGTAGCATGTGATCGGAAAACAATACATGACAAAAGGCTGACCCTCTTCGTCAGCCCATTGGTCAACGCTTATCGTCCGTGGCGTAACTGTGCGTCTGCTGCGTAGCTCCCTTGCTAACCCCATGTGCTACCCCTATGCTGTTGCTTCAGTCACTGGACCCGAAACTTGAACCT